GGTGCCGGGCGGACACACGCAGTGACTCCGACAGCTGATGCTCGGATCCTCCAAGGGTCTTACCGGTGCTTCGGTCGAGTATACCACCTTGCATTTCCGTACGCCCCGCTTCTTTAACTCACGGCGCATGACGCGCGCCAGCGGGGCCACACCGGTCTTATAGATATCCGCAATCTTAAACTGAGTCGGGGGGCGGGTGTTTTTCCCCCCCCCCGAAAGCCATTTCCAGGCGTCATTACCTGGCTCAGTAGCTGGTGCTGTTGGTAACCATGGCGCAAGAAAGTGTTTGCGTTGGGCGTTTTTCATTTTTGGCATTTAGTTTCCTCCATTTGTTTCAAGTTTTGCCGTTACATCTAACATGTAAATATAAAAGCCTTGCTCATCACGGTCATTTAGGAATGGCTGTGAAACTTCAAGGCCTCTGAATTGATATGAATTATTTTTGCTAGGTAGTTCCAGATTAAAATCAGCGAGAGCATGATTGATGGCCCACAGGATAGAGCTTGTCTTCTGGTGATCAGTCGTTTTGATTGCCACCTCAAATACAAGGCTAATGTCCTGCTTGCCGTTCATGTACTCTGTTAAAATCTTCCCACCTGGCAAAGGATAAAGGACTAAATCCTCCCCCTCCGACAAATAATCAAGTTTACAAGTCAGAGAGAGGTTTAGTGTGTTGATGAAATCTCTAAGGACTTCTGAAAAATCATTGTTATTCATGCTTTTACTCCCATTGCTCTTAGACCTGTTTTCTTCCAATCATCAAGATATAACGCTGAGGCTTTCAAGTCCCACCGCTTGCCTGTTCCTGGTGTGGTGTACTTTTTAAAGACAAAGGTCCTAACCTTGTTATAGCTCGATCCGTAGAATTGAGCTCTAGCGTAAGGTCCAGGATATTTAACCCCATCCTTAGTAGCCTGACCGCTACCACTTAAGTCTCCATTCTTTCGAGGGATAAAAGGGGTAAAATCAGTCAACATTTGATTAGCGATAGCTAACTTCCCCTTAGCTAGTGCCTGTGGGGATACCTTTTTCTCAATACCTTTTAAATCAACCTTAACAGATACGCCTACTCCCATCAGATACACTCCACTTCATAGCAAAATACTTTTTGTTTGTGTGGATAACTGACAGGAACCACAGAGGTCACTCTGTACTCACGTTCTCCGTCGTTGATAATGGCATTTTCAAAGGTCTTGTCTAAGACGATTGGGCAATATTTAGGGTACACAAATAACGTACTAGGCTTGGACTCTTTACGGTTGTTCTTCGTACCTTTGACTTGATACTGTCTGTCAAACCTAACAGTTCTAAGGGTCACTGGGCTCTCAAATACTTCTTTACCCCATCCGTCTTTTTCTCCTGTGGTTTTCTGAATTGTTACAGTATCAATCAATAACCGTTTATCAATGTCTGTCATAACCTACCCCCCTAAAGCCAAATCCTACCGATTTCAGAGTATTCAAGGCGTCAAGTGATAAGTTATACCTAGCACTCTCTAAAGACTGGCTAGATGAGTTTTGGTAGGTGATATGAGTGCGCCCTAGAACCACAGTAGAGACTGATTGCTTATCATCAGCCGTAGTGATCCCACTAGCGTCCAAATATGCTACCTGGAAAGCCGTAGCCAGTTTGACAGCTTGCTTTCTGTGCTCAATTTCTTTTTCAAAGTCTACAAAGCTGTAGAAATTGTTAAGAAAGAGGTTGATAGCAATCTCTGCCCTCTTTAGTAGCTTTTCAAACTCCTCAACTTCATCAAAACCAAAGTCCTTAAATTCATCTTTTGTTAAGTAGGTCATGACTTTACCGCCTTAAATTAAATAATCTGGATTTTCAGAAAGTCCTGGAATTACATCTGAAGCTGGTTCTTGAGATGGGACAACTTGCTCGATTTCTTCTAGCCAGTTGTCTCCATATTCCGCAAGTGTCTGTCTATTAATTTCATCCGCTTCAGCAACTGTCATTTCATACGCATTATTTGCATCAAACTGCTGCCCTGTTTTTGCCATAAAAAAGTTTGTTTTAGCTTTAAATGTAGCCATTTATTTTATTCCTCCACTTCGTATCCTTGATTTTCAAAGGCTGAAATCATAATCGGGTCAGATAGAGTAAACGTTACTCCATCTTTTTTCAATGTTTTTGGATCTTTTACTTCTGGCTCCTCTTCAGTTTCTTTAGATACAACCAAAGTCTCTTCAATGTTAGAATCGTTCATTTTTATCCCCTTTCACTAAGCTGATTTGTGAACGTAGATAGCTTTCTTCTTGTTGTCAAGAACAAAAGCGTCGTAACGGATACGCCCCTCAACGAGCTTGCCGTTAATTCCTGGTGGGTTATCGTGGATCTTGTAGTCTTCCAACTTAATAGGAGATGGAGTAGCCACAGGATGAGCAATAATAAACTCTACATTTTGTGGCAATCGTGATGTAGGTGTCAAAACTACTGGTAAGCCGTCAATCATACCTACTTGACCCTTGATAGTGATCTCTTGGCCAAGGTCAGAATTTTTCACAAAAGTTGGGTCAAGCTTGATGAGTTTGTAGAATTTAGGAGATACATGCAAGATGCGACCAGCTGTTGGGACGAAGGCGTCAGTTAGTTTAACCTGACCATCAAGTACAAGCTCGTAGGCATTTGTTTTAGTTACTGAACCAGTAGCGATATGATCTGTATCTGCACCAGCTACGATTGTTGCAAAACGGTAAGTGTCTACCTCTGGGATAACGACTTCTGACAACTGACGTGCAAGGGCTTTTCCTGCCTCCATAGTGCCATTTGTGTCTTGCTCAGATTTCTTGTCAATCGTAAATGTGAAAGAACGGTCTTTCTTCATTGTCATAGTTTGAACTGCATTCCCAAGTTCCTCAGCGTCACCGTAGCGATTTTGCCCAGTTGTCTTGTAGTCATTCATTCCTGATGTTGGGATAGAGTAGACCTTGACGGTTTCAACTCCAAGAAAATCAAAATCTTGGTTAACAATACCATTAGACAGGGCCTCTTTAGCAAAGCGCTCATCTACTTTTTCATCAAATTTAGCTGCGTAATTTACTGCCATGTGTAATATTCCTCTTTTCTTTATTTTTGGTTTTATACGCTATCAAAGCCTGCAAATAGGGCTTTTTCCTCTGCGCTTAGATGATCGTATCCAGTTTCTGCTGGTGGATTTCCGTGCACAGAGATATTAGGGTTAGGCTGCTTGTCCTCAGCTTGGAATAGGTAAGGGCTTGACTCTTTGAGTGAGTTGATTGTGTCCTCTAACTGAGGTTTTCCATCTTCTCCTAGCTCGATTTTTTCTAGGTCAATGAATTTCATCAAATCCTCTGAGTTGTAAGCTCCTACGTCTTTTAAAGCAAGGGCTACAGCGTTTGTTTTAGTGATATGAGCAAGGTTTGCCTCACTATCCAGCTTGTACTGGTCAAATTGGGCTTTTAGTTCTTCAAGCTGTTGTTTGCTTTCAGCACTAGCTCCCTCTTTGGCCTGTAAATCATTGATAGCTTTGGTCTGTTGCTCAAGCTGTTGTTTTAATGTTTCGTTTTCGGCTTGTAGTTCCGACTTAGCTTGTGACTTAGCATTTTCAATACCTGCACCGTACGCTTGCATAATATTGTCAATGACAGCCTTGTCCTCAATACCTGCCTCAACTAACATTTCACGTTTAAGACTCATGTCTTAACTCCTCCTTTTTTACGTCACATGGACAAATTAAGACAGTTTTACGCCATGCTCCAGGGCAAAATAAAAACCGAATGGAAATCCATACGGTTTATAGTGGTTTATAGCAATTTATTGCATGAAAAAAGCGCCTAGATTGTTCTAAGCGCTAAGTTTTACTAACTGTTTTGCCTTTTTATAGTAAGGTGTTAGGAAATTGATAAATCCTTGCTTATCACTTGGGTCATGTTCCTCTAAGAACATCATCAGCTCAAAGTCATTGAGAGCGTCAAACATTTCAGGGTTTTCATTGTCCCAAGCCTCAGCAAAATCCTCATCTTCTCCAAAAAGGGAGTTAAACTTAAAGGAGAAATCCCAAAAATTATCAATCTGACCACTAACTGCTTGTTCTAGCATGTCTAATACTTGTTGACTGTATTTCATAATGGTTTAAATCCTTTCAGTTTTTTACGTTTCATCATAGTTACTACAACATCTGTATCAGGCTCAGTGATGTAGAGGATACCGTTATAGTACCTTGCAAGTCTGCCGTTCTTCTCTGATACATAGTTAGGAGGTAGAGAAAAAGCTGTCTTTACTGTTTCATAATTGTAGGTAAATGTGCCGTCATTGCGCCTCATACGTTCTATGTAGCGTGCTATTGCATGATCTCCAAACACTATACCATCATTCTTGAAATTAAAGTAAGCCTCCACTGCCTGTTGTTTCTGCTTGTCTGACAGTTTCTCTTGAATGTCCCCCTTGAAATAATTGACAATCCTATTATCATACCTCAAAGACTCTTTTTCTGATCGACTCAACGACTTGAAGTCACTATAAGACTTGGGTGCTTTATTTCCCAAATTTTGTAGTA